CCATCTTAACCATCTGATAGGCTCCATATGTAAAAAGGGCTTGCTAAAGGCCCGGTTAAAGCAAAGCCCATCAGGCTTTTTCGATTATCCCGCGATATTCCGCGATGCCGTGAAAACTGCCATCCGCAACCTGCGTTACGTCTTGGCTTTCAAACTGCAAAAGCGTGGTATCGTACCCGGTGATTGTAAGTGTGCCGTGGTGCAGCCGGTCATAGATTTGACCTTGGATTATCTTGGCCTCTGCCATGCTGGCTGACCGGCTGCGCGTGTGGATGCGCGCGACAAAGTTGAAGCCGTTTACTTCCTTGGTGTCGAATTGCGAAAAAACCGCCCTGCCGATTGTCACATACGGCCAGCTTGCCAATGATGCCCCATCAGATGCTTGCGGGGCCACGTCATAGACCCGCAGCCCAAGCGCCGAGATAGCGCTAAAAAGCGCCTTTTGGGTTTCAAACTCTGCTGACATTATCCCGCCGCCCGCTTTCGTTCCCGCGCAAGCCGCGCTTCAAGTTTCTTGACAAAAGTTTCCAGATATATCCGGTCCAGATTTGGCCGCATTTCCTCAAGAGCCTTGAGAAAGAACGCATGTTCAACCCCATCAGGCCCTTGCCCATATTCTAGATAGCGCCAATAGAACGGCTTGGCTCGAACGGTGCTTTCAACACCCGTCTTGCTGCCCCGTTCCGGCTTGGGCTTAATACCTTTTTTCAGCTTGCCCGTATCGCCGTCCGGCGCGCCCTTGGCACCAGATTTTGCAAGCTGTTTGGCAATGTCCTGCACTGTCGCGCGCAATAGGTTTTTCGCCTCTTTCGGCGCAATTTCCATCAGCGTCCGGTTTACATCTTCGATCCCCGTAATCTGATAATCCATTTTCACGGGGTGACGCCTCTTTCAGCGTCCAAATACATATGCAGCTTACGCGTGCCGTAGCGCCGGATCGTGCGGATGTTGTAAAAATTACCTTCCCAGATCAGCCCATCCAGTTCGGTCAGGTCGGCCCGGTTGTAAATCTCGAACGTGGTCATCTGGCTTGCGTTCATCCGCCCCGCGTCCATCCCCTCGCGCGCGCCCTTGAAGGACACCGCAGCCCAGACAGTCGCATTTGCCGTGATGTTGCCCCACGCCTTTGTCACCCCGCCACCGCCGTCTGGTGTTGCGGTTTCGCGCTGGAATGTGATGCGCTGGTCAAGCTTGCCTGCGGTCATGTTGCTGGCCGGATGCGATGCGGCGCCATAAGGTATTCAGCGCTCACCATGGCCCGGCCGATTGGCCCATCAACGCCTTCGCTGCGCCGCTCATACAGTTCACCAGCAATCAAAAGCACCGCGTGCTTTAGGCCAGCAGGAACAACCGCAAGCCCCGCAATATATGTGATTGTGACCGGGTAGCCATCGCCCGTTACGGCAGGCCAGTCATCAGACGGGATAAGCAGCGCGGGCGATGATCCAATGACAGTGCCACCCGTTATCTCCACGCCATCCGCGAAAACGCTTGTCAGGCTGGCAACATCGCCGCCCGGCAATTCGATTGGGCGCTTACCCACTGGCAGGTTTGGCAAAGAAAGCGTGCAAGACCGCTGCGAAAGCAAGCGCTGCGTGTGGGCTTCGACATGCAAAACCGCCGCATCGCCGTATGATGTGATGATCTCGTTTTCGTCGTCGCTTGTGACGCGAAGATGGGCCTTTAGCGTGTCCAGCGACACAAGGCCGCTGGCAGCATCGCCTGCCCGCCAGATACGATCATACGGCCTGTACGCCATGCTTAATCAGCCTTCTTTGCAGCGCCAATAGCCACAAGCCGCGCGGCCTCCTCGGGCGGAACCGCTACGGTATCGCCGGGGCCGGGGTCGCCTTTGAAGCCCGAATAGATGCAGGTCAGCACAATGCTAACCAGCGCATCCTTTTCTGGTGTGATTTTAGCCATGATCTAGCCCTCCAAGTGGTGGGGCGCGACCGAAGCCGCGCCCGATTTGCTTATGTGGCCGCGTTGATAAACACACGCACAGCGCCAACGTCAGCCAAGTTGCCGCCCGACCGCAGCCATGCCAAGAAGCCAACCTGGCCTTTTTTCATGTATGCGGAATCGGTGAAGCGGAACATTTCCAACTGCATCGCATCGCGGATCTTGTAGCCCTTGAAGTCACCAAACAAGACAGACCGCGCGCCCGCAGCCATGCTGGCGACCGACTGGTTGATCACGATAGGCGACCCAAGCAGGCGGTCAGGCTCACCACCGGGATTTGATACCTCGTAACCCGGCACAAAGATTGGGCGTCCGCTGCCGTCTTTCATCTTGCGCAATGCCGACAAGGTTGAATCGTTGAACATCCACGCGCAAGCGCCAGTCTCACGATAGGACGGGTCAACCGAGTGTTGCAAGTTCACAAGGCTGTCGTAGGTGATAGCGCTCACCTGCGAAGTCGAGTTTGCAGCCGTTACGCCAATGCCCGCGCCTGTGGCCACGCCGTTGGGTTGCCCCGTGCCGGTGCCTGTCGAGAACAGGTTGTTGGTGATGCGACCAAGGCGGGTGACAAGGCGTTGACGCACGAAGGCTTCAACATCAATGGAGCTGTCTTGCAACAGTTCAATCGGAACCGTCACAACCTTGGACGAAAACTTGTAAACCGGCAGCGCGACCGTACCGAACGCAATATCCAAATCGGTTGCGGTGATGTTTTCAGCGATCAGCTCGCCAACCTCTGCCGTGCCGTCCGAAGTCGGGTAGGTCATCGGATTGCCTTGCAGCGTCGAAAACACATCAGCCACCCGGCGCATCCCGCCGAAGGCTTTCAGCGCGTCGATAACCGAAGATGCAACCTCGGTTGCAACGGTAAAGCCGCCCTCGGTCGTGGTCGTGGTGGACATGGTATTGCGGATAAAGGCAAAGTCGGCCTCATTCAGCGCCTTGTCGCCGCCGCGCAGCCACTTGGCATAGACTGCCATGCCCTTGTCATCGGCGTTGTGGCCGATACGGGCGGCAGCGTCCGCAACGTGATGGGTGACTGCATCCTCTGCAATCTTGGCGTTGGCGTCATTGAAGCGCTTGATGCCCGCGTCCACCTGGTCAAGTTCGACCATGGCCTTGTCATAGATCGGCTGATCTGTGGAAGCATCCCACTCGGGCTTTCCCACCAGTTCCTTGAGCGCATTGGCAATAGTGCCGCGCTTCTCACGAAGAGCTTGAATAGACATATGTGTCTCCATTATGTCAGGTTGTGCCGCAAATAGCGGCGATGATCCGGCGCGGCGCGCTCAGATTGCGTTTGCTACCAAGCGGGCGGCGAGTTGCCGCTCCCGCGTGGCGCGCATATCGGGGGCAATGACCGGGACCATCACCTCTTGTTCTTGGATAGGATCAACTGCATCGGGCGCAGATTCTGGCATCGCCGGGGCGTTGGCATAAACCGACAAATCCCAAGCCGCTTTTGGCTTTTGATTGTTTGCCTCGATTACCTCGTCAGCAAGACCAGCGGCCAAAGCCTCGTCAGCCGTGAACCACGTCTCCGCAGCCATAAGGGTAAGATACTCATCAGCATCGCCGCCCGCCTTGCCCGCATAGCTGGCCGCGATCTGGCCATCAATCTTTTGCAAAAGGTCCGCAGTGGCGCGCAATTCATCTTCATTGCCCATCACCGCGCCCCAGGCCTTGTGGATCATCATCATTGACCCCGGCGACATTTTTACATGCGAAGCCGCGCAAGCAATGACGCTGGCCGCAGAAGCTGCCAGGCTGTCGATCTGCACAGTGATCGGATGCTCACAAGCGCGCATGGCCGCAATCATCGCTTGTGCGCCGAATACAGACCCGCCCGGCGAGTTGACCCGAATAGTTACCGGGCCCGTGGTGGCGTCCAGCGCGGCAATGAATTGGCGGGGCGATACACCGCCGCCCCACATCGCATCTTCATCATCCTGGGCGATCACGTCATAAAGCCATATCACTCCGGCCTCTGCGCGAAACTCACCAACGCCGCGATTTGCGAGACGCAATTTCATGCTGCTATTCATCCGGCAAATCCTCTGCGCCTGTTTCTGTGGGTGGTGCTGCGGCGGGCTGTGTCGGAACCGTTCCCGTGATTTCTTTGGGCAGGCGCAACATCGTGCGCACCTCCTCCAATGACATG